ATGTTAGTAGTAGAATTGCAAGGAATAGGATATGCAACAATTGATTCGGTAAGGGAATGTGGATATAGAAATATATATTATAGTTTGAAGGGAGAAGATAAATATTTATTGAATGAAGAAGCAATGATTTTGAAAGGAATGGATTTAGCACTCGAAGAAGACATGATAGCAGGATTTAGTACATCACAGAAAAAACGACCATTGATGATTTCAAAAGTTGAAGTTAATATGCGAGAAGAATATCTTACTATTCATTCCAGAAGATTAAAAGACGAATTTGATGTTTTTATTTGGGATGGAAGAAAAGCAAGAGCAATGTCAGGATTTACAGATGATTTGGTTATGTGTGTCGCAATGTATGCTTGGTCGAGAGATACTATACTCCGATTGAAAACAATGGGAACAGATTTAACAAAAGTGACTTTAAATAATATATCATCACAAACACAAGATTTTTCTGCAATATATGATACGAATAATAGATATAGTGGAGCGATGGCTTCGAGTCAATGGAAAATGAGTATAGGAAATATTAACGGACAAGCAAAAGAAGATATTTCTTGGATGGTTGATAAACAGCCAATCGAAAAAAAATTAGCAGAATTAGACAGACTTTATACACAACAAGGAAAACCTATTCCAGAAGCAATATTGAAAAGATTGGGCATAAATAAAGAAGTTAAAACAACTACAACAACTTATAAGGGGGTTTATAAAAGATAGTTATGGCAGAACCAGTAAAATCAGATTTTTTTAAAGGATTAAGTAGACTTTTCTCAACAGGAGTTATTGTCAGATTAGTAGGCGGAAAAAAATTAAAGGTTCTTGATACTGATAGACTTCAGGGATTTTCAAGAGAAGCAACAAATATTTTATACGACAAATTTACAAGATTATATTCCACAAGAACAGTTGGATATGGAAATGACCAATATGTTGGAACATATCCGTTTTTAGTATCAAGATACAGTTTGTACAGTGATTACGAATTAATGGATGCTGACCCGACTGTCGCAACAGCACTTGATATTTTTGCAGATGAATCGTGTTTGAGAAATGAATACGGAGATATGCTTGAAATTAAATCAGCCGACCAAAATATAAAAACAATTCTTCATAATTTATTTTATGATATTTTAAATATAGAATTCAATCTCTGGCCATGGACAAGAAATTTGGTCAAGTATGGCGATTTTATAATGAAATTGGATATGGCAGAAAAATTCGGTATAGTTAATGTTATTCCACTTTCAATTTATGAAGTAGGTAGAGATGAAGGATTTAATCCAAAAAATCCTTATGATGTAAGATTTATTCATAGAGGGATGGGTGGAGCAGAAGCTACATACAATTCATATGAAATAGCACACTTTAGATTACTTTCCGACACAAACTATTTTCCGTATGGAAAATCCATCATCGAATCAGGCAGAAAAATATGGAAACAGTTGACGTTGATGGAGGATGCTATGTTAATTCACAGAATAATGAGAGCACCCGAAAGGAGAATTTTTAAAATTGATATTGGTTCTATTCCACCAAACGAAGTAGATGCATATATGCAAAATATAATCAATAGCATGAAGAAAGTTCCATTTATGGATGAACAGACTGGAGATTATAATTTACGATTTAATTTAATGAATATGTTGGAAGATTATTATGTTCCGGTCAGAGGCGATAAATCAGGCACAGATATAGGAACACTTCCAGGAATGCAATTTAACGGAATGGATGATATAAAATATTTGATGTATAGATTTTTATCATCAATTAGGATGCCTAATGCATTCTTAGGATTCGAAGAATATATTGAAGGAAAAGCAACATTAGCATCTTTAGATGTTAGATTTGCAAGAACAGTTGAACGAATACAAAATACGATATTGGAACAATTGTATAAAATTGCTGTTATACATTTATATGCACAAGGATTTAGAGACAAGAATTTAATCAATTTTACATTACATTTAACCACGCCATCAGTTGTTTATGAAAACGAAAAAATTGCTTTGTGGTCTGAAAAAATTAGAATCGCTAAAGATTTTAAAGATTCTAAATTATTTGGAGACGAATGGATATACAAAAATATATTTGGATTATCAGACGACCAAATTACAACAGAATTGAAATCAGTTGTTGAAGCAACAAAACGAACATTTAGATATACACAAATAGAAACTGAAGGAAACGACCCTGCCATTACAAAAGAATCTTTTGGAACACCACACGATTTAGCAGCGATGTATGTGAAACAAAAATATAATGTAAATAATCCATATAACGAAGATGGAAGTATATATTTTGGAGAGCCAGCATTTGACCAATATACCGGATTTTTGAATAAATACAAACACAATACTCTTGATTCACGAATTAATCCGCCGAAAGGAACAAATTTAGGCGGAAGACCACCAGAGTCACTTAAATATAAAACAGACAAACATCCAATGGGACGAAATCCATTAGGACAAAAAGATTTGGAAGATACTTTTAATGTGGATTTAAGTCCCAAACACAATTTTAGAGACAATAGTCCGTTCGCTTATATGGAGGGTGTGAAACAGAGAATTAAAAATATGATAGAAGCGGAAAAATATACGGAAAGAAAAAAGAAGGTTTTAACTGAAACTTATAAAGAAGAAGATTCGTCGTTGACAACAAAAGGAACGTATATGGACGAAGATAATTTATTGGAAGATAAAGACGTTGAAAAATAATTGTTTTTGAGTAATTTTTTTCTATTTATAATTAGTAATGTTATTTATAATTTTTGGAGCCAAAACATGAGTTCAATTAAACATTCGAAGTATAAAAATACAGGCGTTTTGTTTGAATTATTAGCGAGACAAATTACAGAAGATACCTTGAACGATAAGGAGTCAATTGCAGCATCATATGTTAGGAAATATTTTAAAAAAGGAACTGAATTAAATAAGGAATATCTTTTATATAAAATATTGACAGAAAACAAAACATCTGATATAAATAAAGCAGAAAGATTATTGAATGAGGTAATTAAACAAAGAAAGAAATTAAATAATAGTTCATTAAAAAAACAAAAATATAATTTAATAAAAGACATTAAAGAAAGTTATATATTAGAAGACTTTTTTAATGCTAAAATAATGAATTATAAATTATTGGCTTCTATTTACAAAATTTTTGAATCAGAATTACTCACAGAAAGTGTATTAAATCCTATTGAAGTATTGGGTGCAAAAGAAACCATTTTAGAAAGTTTGTGTTCAACTGCAAAACCAAAAGAAGAAGTTAAAGACGAATTTTCAATTGAGAATTATGTTGGAGACGACAAAGAATTATTATTATTATCTTATAAAATTTTGGTTGAAAAATTCAATAAAAAATATGAAACTACTTTAATTCCAGAACAAAAAATGTTGTTGAGAGAATATATTTATTCTGTATCCAATGACAATTTACTTACCGAATATGTTAAAAAACAAATTCCTATTATGAAAAAAGAAATAGAAACATTGTCTAAAAATGTTGACCCGAAAGAAAAAGTTATCAATATTAAAATAAAAGAATTGTCAACGGATTTGAATAATATTTTGACGGAAAATAAAATAACAGAAAATCATTTGGTTAAGTTGTTAAAATATTATGAATTGCTTAAAGAATTGAAAAAATTGGGAGAAACTAAATGAAAAAGAAACCCATAAATAATTTATCACAGTTATTTGAATCATATGCTGGATATAAAAGTTTGGATGATATGGTAGACGAATTTTTGCAGAGGCGATTTAACAAAACAAAAGCATCTGACCCAGGATATTGGGCAACTTGGAAGGCGAGATTTGCTAATGGTTCTCCTGAAATGTATATGGATTCGGAAACACTAAAGGTTTGGGATGAAATGCAAGACGAAAAGAAAAAGGAAATAGATGAGATGATGACAACTTCAGCAAACGTTGCGGGATACAACACACCGAACGCATTTTCAGCGACTGGAAAAACAGCAGAACGTGTTAAAAATGCAATCAAACGTACAGGATTTACGGAAGTAGAAGAAACACATAATTGGTATAGAAATACTCCAGATGACCATTCAAGACCGTTGGCAGATATCAAAAAATCGGTGAACGAATCTAAAAAATTAAATGAAGTTAAAGCACTTAATATAACTAATGTTAAACAAGACCCATTTGTTAAAGGACATGCTTATTTATTAAATACAAAAGAAGGACACAATAAATTTTATGAAATGAATCAATTAAATGATAAAGTATTTGAAGTAACATATGGAAAAATTGGAACATTTGGACAAAAAGCATATTATGATTTAAAAGATTGGAATACACTACTTCAAGCGAAGAAAAAGAAAGGATATGTTGTTGATTCACAAACTGAAATAACTGAAAGTAAAAAATTAAAGGAAAATAAAAAATATCCTGATGAAATAAAAGGAGAACGAATGTATGTAGAGAAAGACAAAGAAGATGATTTATGGCATGTTTTCGGAAATAAATCAGGACATAGTTATTACAGTAATGCTTCTAAGGAAAATGCAGAAGGTAAACTTAAAGAATTACAAGCAACAGATAAAATTAAAACCGAATCAAAATATAAAGAATTTGCAAGAAAATTATATTTAATAGAAAGAATAAATAAAGTAGAACCCTTAGATGCAGAAGACCCAAATGCAAATTATGGAGTATTTGTAAGGGAATTAACCGATGAAGCAGAAGTATCATCAGAATATTATGACGATGAAAAAGATGCAATTTTAAGAGCAGAAAATTTGAAAAAACACCATATGGAAACACTTGAAGATTATACTGTTTATATTGAAGTGTGGAAAAAAGCAGAAGATGGAACATTCGGAAATATTGGAAAACCTATTTGGAAATGGGATGCACAAAATTTAAACGAGACAATCTGGAATAATCAATCCGAATCATTTGAAAATTGGGATGAATTTTCTGATTGGGCAGTTGATAATGGATTTAAAGTTGAATTTTATGCAGACAGAAAAGCAGGAACTGTTGGAGATGATGCAGAATGGGAAGAAAATGGAGACGGCAGTATATCTGTTGAATTTCACGAATATGATGACGATGAAGAAGTGGTAATGGAAAAAAAACTTGATGAAGCAAGAACAATAGGAAAAGTTAAAGAAAAAAAGTTGAAACAAATGATATTGGACATGTGGTTAAAAAATCACAATGTTTCATCAGAAGAAATATTTGATAAAGTTCCAGATGATTGGTTTGAAACTTGGGAAATGGCGTATCAAGAAATACAAGGAATTATATACGATGAATTAATGGATTTTGCACACAATCCACCGAAAGGAAATAAAGAACCCTGGTTTGGGGAAAATAAAAACAAGAAATAAAAATGAAAAAAAAGAGTTTATATAGAACATTATTAGAAACAGCATATCAAGATGAACATCTCTTAAAAGAGCAAGATGGTGGGTATAAAGAAAAAAGAGAGATGTTGATTAAAAAACTGAGACCAATTCTTGAAGAACTGGAAAAAGAAAGTAAAGTTGCATTTGAACTTTTTAATGATTTCATCGACGATGATGGAAATTTACGTGGTGGAATACAACACAGATTTGATAAAGCAATACCAAGTTTAGAAGATATTATTGATATGTTGGAACATCCAGAAAAATACGAATATTAATTGGAGAAATAATTATGAGTAAATTAAAAGAATTATTTGATGTTTTTCTTGAAGAAGCAAAAAAAGTAGGAATATATTCACAAACAAGATTTCAAAGCGGATTAGGTTTTATGCAAGATATTATATCTGACTATGAACACAATAAAATAAATTTTACAGAAACAGATGATTTTACAGATTTTCAAGTTTTTTTCCAAGATAATTTTTCAGAAGACAGTACTAATGCTGGAGCAGATTTGGAAGATAAAACAATGTGGTTTGAGTTTGATGGAGTCCCAAAAAAAAATGCTACAATGGCTAAATTGAGGAAGGAATTTAAAATTGCACTTAAAAAAGCAAAAATTAAATATCCTAAACTGGTTGAGAAAATAAAAGGATGGAAAGTTAAATTTATATTGTATTAATCGGAGAAATTAATGAAAAAAATATTAGTTGATGTTTTACCGTTTGAGGTAGACAGAAATATAATAAAAGAAAGTTTGGAACAAAAAAGACCGTTGATAGTAACTGGTGTTGTTCAACGAGCAGGAGTTAAAAATCAGAATGGAAGAATTTATCCACTTCCGATTTTACAGCGTGAAGCAAAGAGATATGCGGAAAATGAAATTCGTGAGAAAAGAGCACTCGGAGAACTTGACCATCCAGACTCAACGATTGTTAATTTAGCGAATGTATCTCATAACGTTCTCGAACTGAATTGGAGAGGAAATGATTTAGTAGGAAAAATAGAAATTCTTAGAACTCCTGCTGGAAATATTTTAACGGAATTGTTATCTGCTGGAATAAGACTCGGAATATCTTCAAGAGGAATGGGTTCAGTGAAAAATATTGATGAACAGACTGTTGAAGTCGACGATGACTTTTCGTTAGTTTGTTTTGATTTTGTCTCAAATCCTTCAACTCAAGGTGCATTTATGGAAGCAAAATTAAATGAGTCTAAAATAATAACCATAGATAAATATTATAAATTAAATAAAATAATTACTGATATATTGACGACAAAGGTATAGTTGTGTAAAAATAGAAAATAAACAAGGAGTATAATGACAAACGGATTAATATTAGACATTGTTACTGATTCTGGTGCAACTGCAGATATTGGAAAATCAGTAGTGTTTTTATAAATTGCAATGAAGACATTAGTCTTAATCAATCGAGTTATATTCGTTGTGTTTTATACGGATGGATGAATAAAAACAAGTATCAAAATGGGAAGAAAATAGTTGATTCTATGACTTATGATTTTTCAACACAGAAGATTGTTATAAATGGAAACAAAGATTTTTGTTCAACAAATGTATGATATTCTTGTGACCTTACCTGAATGGGTAGGTGCAATCATCGATTAAAAAAATGGAGAAATAGAAATGAACAAATCGCCCAAACAAAAATTGGATGAATATATTGATAAAAAAATTCGGTTGATTTTAGAAAGTATTTCTAACAGAACCAAATCTTTTATTATTACATTGGATAAATCCGAATATGAAAGTTCCAAGTTTCAAGAACTTAAAAAATATGCGAAAGATAAATACGGATTTATATTTCATGTGCGAGGAAGAAAATCAGATAGAAGTGAATTAAAACCACCATATAAAGATGTTCCTTTATCAGTAGCAGAAAGATTTGCAATATATATCAAAACTAAAATAGATGCTACGTTTGATACATATGAAGAAAAATTTGAAGATTTCGAGAAAAAATGTTCTGATGTGAAAAAATATGCAGAAAAGTTATTCGGAAGAAGTGAGGGAGAAAACGATGAACAAAACGTTGAACAAGAATTAGCAGAAGTTGATATGAGAAATAAACCGAAAAATCCTGCATATTTTGATGCAAAACTGATATCGAATAAATTAGGCGGAGAAAGTATAGAATTAGACCATCAAACAGGGAATGCACCAGCAACAAATATGTGGTTATTCATTTCAGATTTATTACGTAAAGGAAAAGAAGTCCAATTAAAAGTAGAAATTTTTCACGTGTCATAAAGGAGAATAATAATGCCATCGAAAACACAAAAACAATATGATTTTTTTAAATTAGTGAATGCCTATAAAAAAGGCGGATTAACAGCATCTGAAGTTACCGACAAGGTAGTCAAAGCTGCAGATAGTATGACTCAAAAACAGATTGATGATTTTTTAAAATTGAAAAAAGAAGAGTTTATGCAGGAACAGAAGAAAATATTCACTGATTATTTGAATGTTATGATTCAACAAAATGTTGAAGAAAAAAGGAAAAAATCTGGAATAAATTGGGGAGTGTTGCAACAACAAATGATATTGGAACACAAACAAAATAAAATCAAAACGCTCAATGAATATGTAAGTAAATTAATTTTAGAAGCGAATTTTAAATATTCAGGACATTTTAAGTTAAAAGACAGAGATGTTGAATATGATTTTTCTTTTGTTTCACCCAATGTTATTTATGATGTGGATGCTTTAAAAAGGGAAGCATTGAGCAATGTAGTTGACCGAGATGAGAAATTGGAAAGAGCAACTCCTGCTATGATAGTAGATATTGATTATGACTATGAAATGGCAAGTAAGAAAACAGGAGAATATATTGAGGGTGGTGGATTCGAAGAAAAAAAACAAAACACCGATAAAGAACCTGACCATGAAGAAGAAGAAGCAGAAGAAAAGGAAAAGAAAATTCCTGCAGAAGGAGATACTGATATAACAGATACTAAAGAAACTAAAACATCAATGTCTACAGGCAAAATAACAGAGAAAAAATCTATTCAAAAAGAACAAACAGAAATTGAACCTGTAATGTCCACTGGATATACGACAACAGGAACTACGCCGTATTCATTGACAATGACCGACAGAAATAATAAAACAGCAATGTTGCCATACACAGATGAAAAAAGTGCGACTGATGCAGGAAAGAAATTTAAAACACAAGGATTTAAAAATTTAAAACTCATAGGAAAGGGAATTATTAAAAATATATAATATTTGGAGTTAAATGCCATATAAAGTAAAAAAATTACCTAATGGTCAATGGGGAAAATTTAAAAAAGAAAACGGAAAATTGAAATTAGTTTCACACCATGATTCAGAGGAAAAAGCAAATGCATCTGTTCAAGCATATTATGCAAATAAAAATGAAAGTATAAACGAAGAACGTGGAATAGAATATAAAAAAATTCGTGGTGCACACGGTGAAACAAATTCAATCACGATTCAACCCGTGACAGACGTTGAATTTACTGAAATTGACAATTTATTGGAACAAAACCAAGAATTGTGGAAAAATACGTCGTTATCATGGAGCGAAAAAACTAATGAAATGTGGTTCGAATTTAAATTAAAAAAAGAAGTTCAAGAATTTTTGAAAATCGTTAAACAAGTTATTACCGACAAATTAAAAAAAGTGGAATTCAGTAAATTAGCAGAAAATAAAATCGGAGTTAAACAAATGAATAAGAAAGAAAAATTAGATAAAATAATAGAATCGGCTGTTGAGAAAAGATTGAATCAAAAAAATCTGTTGTTGGAACGACAGTTAGAAGAAGAAGACAAAGAACCAGTTAAAAAATATTCTGCTGAAGAAAAAAAGGCATTTATGAATGCAGTATCATCAATTGATTCTTATTTTAATGGCGGACAAGTGGGATTTGAAAATTTGGATTTAAAAGCAATAGTTGAAGACCTCAAGATAGTATCTGAAATGGCTGCTAATTTTATGAGAGAAGAGGCGGAAAAAGAAGATACGTGGTTCGATTCTATTACCGTTAAAAAGAATATAAAATCTCTTCAAACAGCAATTCAAGTTTTTGAAAAATCTATAAAAGAACTAAGTGCACTACGGCATAGGTCAACAAATGCATTCGAAGAGATAGGTACTATTCTTTCCAAATATTTTACTATTGATTAATAAAAAATCCAACAAGGAGGAATTATTATATGGATTTACTGGAAAAAATATTAGAAAATTTAGGTGTTGTTATATATTCTTTTTTAACGGCAGCATTTATGGGAATTTTAAGTTATGTTCAAAAATTATTAAAGAAAAAAAGAGCAATGAGAACAGAAGATGTTTTCACGGAAAACGAATGGCATCAACAAATACACAGAAAGTTGATAGAGATGAGAGTAAAATACGAATGTAATAAAATAGCAATCTATCAGTTTCATAACGGAGAACATTATTTGAGTAACAGAGCAGCAATTAAATTTTCTGAAACACACGAGGACACGGATAATAAAACATTTTCATACAAAAAAGAAAATCAAAGTTTATTAACATCTCATTATTCGGATTTTATTCATGATTTGCAAGATAATAAATTTGTTTTATATTCTGTTGAAGATGATTCTGATTTTAAACAAGAAATGATTCATCGAATGCAAAAATCTTGTTTATATCTTAAAATGGCGGATGATTATGGTAGAGTTATAGGATTTGCTAAATTAATTTTTTCAGATACGGCATTAGATAAATCATATAATCCACCAGAAGAATTATATTCGGATGTCGACGATTTAACTTACATTTTAGAACCAAAAATATAAAGTTTATGAAAAAAGAAGAAATATATTTTACTCCAATTGGCGTAAAAGTTAAAAATCAAGATATCGAATCTGCACTTAAAAAATTTAAAAACATTGTTAAAGATTCCAAGATATTATTTTTATATAAAGAGAAACAACAGTTCGAAAAACCATCTGCTAAAAAAAGAAAGAAAAAATTTAGAGGATTTTCACGAACAAAAAAAGATGAAAATTTTTAAAAAAAAACGTATGTTTTCAAAAAAACTACATACTTATTTATGTAAAAGATAATACACTATCCAATTTAACCTCATATAGTGGCACACATTTAATTCATTTCATTATAGTTCACATCAATAACTATATTTCCGTTAGTTAAAATATTTAATGGAGAAAATATTATGGGCGATATATTTAAAGAAGCAATTGCCGATGCGAAAGCTGTTCGTAAATCAGCAGTTGAAGTAGCAAGACGAAAATTGACCGAGATGTTTACACCACGAATTCAAGGTATGTTAAGTCAAAAAATTACCAATGAAATCGAAGGTGATGATGAAGAAGAAAATATT